TGAAATCACTGAACGCCTTGCCCCAATTGGCAAGCTGTCCCGTCATGTCTTGTAAATCTTTGCCTGCACCAATAGCCGCCTTTAATCCCTTAAAAGCGCCCGTTGCCATAGCCACACAAGTTATGGGGTCCATTAACCACCTCGTTGCATCTTTTGACGCTGAACTTCTATACGTTCACGATTAGTGTCGTTTCTTTGATCTGCTATTTCTTCTATGCTTTCAATTCTAGCGGAATCAGTAGTAGCCCGTTGCTGCATCTTCTGCATCTCTAGATCAATCTGCGCTGCGTCATCTAACGATTTACGCTGCATGTCTTGTTGTTTTACACCAAGTTCCTGCATTCTAATTTGTACAAGTGGATCTTTCATTGGATCCTCTCCTTGTGGCGTAATCTTCGGCATAAGCTCGTTCATCAACTGCATCTCCTGTAGAGCTACTGCTTTCTCTAGCTCCTCTGGGTTTTGCATCTGCTGCTGAACTTCCATGATCTGTTGTTGTGCAGCCTGTGGCTCAAGTGCACCAGACTGAGCCATAAGTTGAACCTGAGAGATAAGTCCTTGGATCTCCGTTACAACCATCTCACGAGCTTTCTTAGATATATGTTCTTGAATATGTCCCATCAATATCCCCATGACTTGTGGAGAGGTCATAACAATAGGAGTCTTCATAAACATAACATGCAGTTCGATATGAGCGTCATGATCCTGACCGTCAAAGGCCATCAATAACTCCCCAGTCAAGGCACGAGCATTCTCAATAAGAGGGTCTAATGGCTGTGGCTGTGGTGGGGGAGGTAATATCTCGTCAATGTTTTGAACCTCGAGAGCCTGATACATACGACGAAACGCTGCGTGTAGATTGTGTACTTGTGGATTAGACTGAGCAAGTTGTAGCTGCGTCTGTGCCAATGTTACCCTTTGTGCCATAGAAAAGATATTTGGATCACTAACAGGAACCACATCAACACGACCATCAAAGTCAGAGGCCATAACTTTACGGTCCCCTCCTGCCACATCATACGGATATTCCTGCGGTAGATTATCTCTAAAGATCCTAGCTAGTATACGGAACTCGTTCTTCTGAGCGTAGTGAAGACGCTTGTGAATAGCAGACATGACTTTCATACCACGTTCCAATAGAGCCACTGTAGTGCCTACAGGAGCCTCCTGGTTCATGTTTGACGTTTGTTGATCGGCTAGTGATATAAACCGTCTTCCGTTATCTATGAGGGATCCTAGCAACTGTGCAAGTGTACCCGAAGGTTCCTTATACGGAAGCGGTATAAGTGCGTCCCTTATGTTGCCCCCAGGTGCATCAATGTCCCGCCACTCACCCGGCTGTAACGGCTCGTCATCATTACGAACCCTCACGCCTCTGGCCTTGAATCCTGCCGGGAGGTTTGCAAGTGTACCCGCATCGATTAACTGTCGAAGGATACTCGTTGCCGCACGACCAAGACCACCAATCATGTGGATCAGACCAAAGCCATAAAAGCCTAGACCTGGCATAAACTTGTAGTGAACAAAATATTGTTGCTTCTTTGCTAGATCAGCACCCTCCTCAAAGTTACGTCGAACCGCAAGAACCTTCCCTGATCCCTCGTCTATCGTAACAATGTATGGCAGAGCTATACCTGTGGGTTCTCCATCTGGAGCTATGTCCTCAAACCCTTCAAGGTCTAAATCCACGTGCATCTCCAGTATCGTGTACACATCATCTGTATATCCACGAGAAGTTCCTTGTATCTCATCGATCTTCTGTCGTACTTCGTTTTCTTCGTCGTCGTTCTTACTTAACTCTACATCCCTGTAGAATCCTGCAATCTGCATTTTACGAACTTCATTAGCGTCTATACGCAGAACATGTGTAACCCGTGCAGCCGTCTGTAGATCAGAAGCTGCGTAAGATACTACTAAATCCTGTGCAGGAACAAACTTAGAAACAGGTCTTTGTTTCGCTTCGTCGAAATAAACCTTCTTAAAACAAGATCCAGACAACGGTAAATAAAACAACAACTGATCCATATCAGGGTCAAATTCTTCCATGACCTCTGTAATCTGGTAGTTCATAAAGTCTTTCACACGAGAAGCCTGCTCCTCACGGGTTGCATCTTGCAAACCAAGAACCTGTGTCTGAACAGGACCACCCGCAGGTAGCATTTCTTTGTATGCCTGCGCCTGAAACTGAGTTACGCTTTCTGAAATTAACGGGTGCGTGACCCCAGAAGCTCCTTCAAACGGCTGACTACGCTCCTCATACTTGACACCAAGCTGATCCAAACCTTTTGTATAAGTCTCTTCCCACTCAGAACGAGATTCCATATCATCCTCATAGGAGCCCCTAAGATCCGATGAAATTTCTCCAAGATACGCTTCATCTAAAAACTCCGCTAAATTATCCGTGTGACTGGGTTCAGGTATAGCAGCTTCCTCTGCGGCTATCATGTCTGCCAAACTTTGCACTATCGCTCCGCCCTGTCCATCGCTTATAACTTCCGCCCCACCAGTAAAGTCTTGGGGCTGTGGCACAGATACATCAACAGACGTTGCGTCTGCTGCCATGTCTTCGGGTCTAATCCCTGAATCTACAAGTGGTGGCAATGCCATTAGTAATACTCCCGTCTAGGACGATACTCGTCAATTTCTTCGTTCTCGCCGTGTAAGGAAATAAACCCACCCTGACGAAAACGCATTAATGCTAGTGTCATGCTATCACAAAAGTCATCATGATCGCCATTAGGAAATGACACTACCTCTTCAATTACCTCATCTGCAAACTTTTTATCACTTGGTGCCCATACTACACCCGCTTCAAACAATGGCGCAACCATGTGCATTCTAGTTATTTTATCTTTTCCTTTGCCCGGAGAGAAGCCCAAAGCAGGTATTCCACGTAAACGTAACTCGTCAATTAAGGGTGTACCCGTCGCTTTTGCCTCTACAATCACCATGTCAGGCTCCCAATACTCGTGCTCATCATAAGCAATCTCTTTTAATTCGGGGAAATTCCAACGACCTCGCCGTGCATCCATAAGAATTAAGTTATCTGCCCCACCTTCATCTGGTTCAAACACCCCCCAAGTCGTAATCGCGCTGTAATCCGCTGATTCTTTCTTGGAAAACGCCGTATCATACGACTGAATAATGTATTTAATAGGAGGAATAGACTCTTTTTCCCAAGATTGCCACCATTCTCTCTTAACTATGGCCGATTCGGACGTAGTTGGCGTTTGTTGCCACTGTGCATTCCATTTTCCTACAGGTAACGACGCTTTTATACCCAGTAAAGCGTCTTTCTCCCAGAACTCAGGCCATAATGGGTCATCTGACGGTAAAATCGCAGGAAATTCCACCACTTCCCACTGATCTGCCATGACATCACTGCCCTGTGCCGCTATCAAACGGCCTGTCAAGTCCTTTTTACCCCATCGAGTCATAACAATTATGATTGCACCACCCGGTTGAAGCCTCTGACGAGGTCCAGAAGTGTACCATTCATACGCATTGTCGAATGCACTCTCGCTCATAGCGTCTTGTTCCGAGTGTGGATCGTCAATAACAAACAAATCCGCACCACGACCAGTCACCGCAGCACCTACCCCCGCCGCGAAGTACTCTCCGCCTTTGTCTGTACCCCACTTACCTGCACCTTTGTTGTCTTCTTTAAGGTGAGTATTCGGAAAAATCTCTTTATAAGCCGGATCATCAATCAAGTCCCTCACTTTTCTACCAAAACGAACAGCTAACTCAGTATTGTGAGTAGCCTGAATAATCTTTAACTTAGGGTTTCTACCCAAAAACCATGCAGGCATCAAGAAACTAGCAAACTCAGACTTAGAATGACGAGGAGGCATGTTAATGATCAAACGTTTTAACTTACCCTGCGCCACTTGCTCAAGCTTTTCCGCAATAACTCGATGGTGCCTACCCTCAATAAAGTTCTCATACACATGATGCGCAAAGGGCATGAAATAATCTTGCGCTTTTTCCCTCAAATCTAATGTTTTCTTAGCCTCAGTCAGTGCTAAGATTTCTTTTAACGCTTCTTCAGGAAGTGTTTGTAGATTCATGAGCCATCCATCAGGTTTTCAGAAGGTAACTTCTCGGCCCCCGTGCCTTGAATCTCGGCTAGTCTTCTCAAATACTCAAGCTCCGCATTCGGAGCAATGTATCCATACCCATATTGTGGATTCGCCGTAGGTGCTAAGTAAGACGTTGGATCTGACATAACTGGTCCCGCAGGAACTGTTTGATCCACTCCCGGTTGTGGCACGTAGAAAGAATATTGACCCGTTTGTTGTGGCTGATAATACGGCGCAACCGTAGGTCTCGCTCCAGATAATCCCGCTATTCCAGACGTGTATCCCGGTGCTTGCTCACCAACAGGCGGTACTTCGTCATCATCACCTGTTGTTGTGTCATCACCTCCAGGTGTAAATGATGTTTCAGGAACAAAAACCGTTTCAATTGGAGGAACTGTTACATCCGTGTCTCCAGGCAGATACTCTGGTTCTTCAACTGTAGTAACAGTGTTTACTGTATTATCTGTGGTGGTGTTGTTATCAGTGGTTACTGTATTGTCTGTAGCCTGTGTGGTCGTTCCGTTTGTTTCCGCGTTAATGTTAACTGTTGAGTTGCCGTTTGTTACAGAAGTAGAATTTCCCACCGCAACATTCGTAGTGGTACTTTCCCCAGTGACGTTGTTCGTTGTGCTAACTGTCGCGTTCCCATTTGCATCTGTCACAGTCGTAATTGTAACATCACCATTCGTGTTGACGCTTGAATTTCCAACAAGTGTTAAGTTTGCAGTACTCGTGCCATCACCAGTAGCACCACCTTGTATTACCCCTGTAATCCCGGTTCCCGAAACATCCACATTATTAACGATATTGCTTCCCGCAACTGCATCATCTGTTCCCGTAGCTTTTAGGACTTCTGTGTCATTATCCCCACCTAATAAGTTTTCTCCTCCACCTATACTAACCGAAGAACCAGGACTTAACGTACTAACATTTACAGTGTTCGAGTTGTTTGTATTGGTGCTGTCCACAAACACACTGGTGTCCGATCCCACACTAACAACATTCGTGTTCCCATTTGCAACATTTGTAGTTTTTGAAGTGTTCGTAGTTTTATTCGTAACAGTAACCGAAGTATTTCCGTTCGCATCCACCGCTGTATCTACACCATAAACAACACCGTTACTGTCCGTAACATCGTTGCTCTCAATCGTATTCAAACCTTGTGAGGCAATCAGATCTGGTCCCACGTTTGGATTGTTGTCTTGTCCGGCTCCTACGGGTAAACTAGAACCCGCAGTGCTTGCTCCAGTATCTACATTACCCGCTGCATTTCCTTGGAAAGCTGTACCCACAGCCGCAGGTCCAGAACCAAACATCTCGGACCATGCTGCGTTGAACGTACCGTTTAGTAAATCGACACCATAATCTTCAGGGTTCAACCCCTCTGCTTTCATAGCAGATATAACCGCTTGATTTACAGAGCCTTGTTCCATACCTCCCGCAAGAAACTCACTTCCAAGAACAGCCGAAACCCTTGTTAGAACTCCAGGCAAAGCTTTCACAAAAATCTTTGGAGCACCCAAAGCTAGGGCAGCAGACATCGTATCAACAACACCACCCGATAAACCCGCCGTATAAAAACCTTGAGTCATCGCAGCATCTTTTGCGTCTTTAAACTCTTCGTCCGATAAATCTTTGAAAGCTGTGCCACGAAGAGCATCCATTTGATCCGCAACGTCATTCGATGCAGCGGCCCCCGCTTCCGCAATGTTTTGTTGCAAACTTAATGCAATTCCAACTGGCGCATTAATAAGCATGGGTATCCCATCAACCAACAAGCCTCCAACTTCTTGAATCGCTGTATCCAACATCCATAAACTTGGGTCTGTAATAGGATTTCCACCAATCGTGAAACCAATGTTGTTAGGATCAGGCATCCCTTGTATGATCGCATCTCTGTAATCTTCAGGTAAACTAGCAAACAAACCACCAGACTTTTCATTAAGAGAGGCAGCAATTCCACTTCCCCCCTCAACTTTACCAGTGGCAGGATTGTACTCTCCCATTGTACCAAGAAGGTACTCTCCTATCCCATACTCTCCACCCTCTTGGATAACTGACATTGGTATCGAAGCACCAGTAGAATCACTGATTAAAGGATTAAGGAGCGAGGCCACTGGAACACCTAGTTCAGCCGCTCGAGTCTCAAGAGCCAATCTGTCTAAACCACTCAAGTCTTCTAAGCCTGCTAAGTTGTCAGCATATTCAGGATTTATAACTGCCGCATCTCGAATTAACTTTTTTCCTGCAAGATAATTCAAAGCGTCATCAATCATGGTTCCCGTGCCTTGGGCACGAAGAGCAAGTTCCTCCATAAAGCCACCCGCAGAAGAATAACCTAAACCCTGCGCTACTTCCGTAAGAGAAAGATCTGGATTAGATTTTATGTAGTTTAATATTTCTGAAGCACTCGCTATCACACCCGGTGGATCTTCGCTTCCTGTATACTTAGCTACTTCGTCCGCTAATCCCTCTTCTGTGAAACCGCCTACTGTTTCGTCTCCACCTAATCCACCCGTCCCAGGTGCAAGGAGCGTGTCTTCGTAACCAAACTGATCAGCCACTGGAGTGCTGTATTCGTTATCAATAAAAGAAGAGGTTCCTCCTTGTGT